GAGCAAGTTGTTGATTTCCTTAACAAGGTCTGTGAGGTGGAATTTGAACCTTATATTGAAAGTTCTTACCAAGCGTTGGCGGACTATGTGAATGCATATGACCAGAAGATGCAGATGAAGCGTGAGAACATCGCTGATCGTGGCATCTGGACTGCGAAGAAGCGATACATCCTGAATGTCTGGGACAGTGAGGGTGTACGATACGCAGAACCTAAACTAAAGATCATGGGTATTGAAGCAGTCAAGTCATCTACACCTGCTCCCTGTCGTCAGATGATTAAGGATGGTTTGAAACTGGTCATGAGTGGTACAGAGGATGAAGTAATTGATTTCATTGAGAAATCTCGTAAAGACTTTAGAGCGTTGCCACCTGAAGAAATATCTTTTCCTAGGTCTGTTTCTAATGTTGTTAAGTATAAAGGTGCTAATACAATCTATGCAAAGGGAACACCGATGCATGTCAGAGGTGCCCTGTTGTTTAACTTCTATATAAAAGAGCGTGGTTTGGATAAGAAGTACGCCTACATTCAAAATGGCGAGAAGATTAAATTCTGTTACCTCAAGAATCCAAATCCGACTAGAGAGAATGTAATATCATTCATTCAAGATTTTCCTAAGGAACTTGATCTTGAAAGATTCATCGACTATGAGATGCAGTTTAACAAGGCCTTCTTGGAACCGGTTAAAACAATCCTTGATGCGATTGGGTGGTCAGTAGAAAAGAAAGTTAGTCTGGAGAGTTTTTTCTCATGAGTTACACTGTTCTGTGGGCAAAGCAAGGACCAGGAGATCTTTCTCCTAGGCAGGAAAGAAAAGAGTTTGAAAGTGAATACCAAGCAAATTGGTTTGCAAATTATCTTAAAAAGAGTTATAATTGGGTCATCTGTGTCGAATCTAAAAATCTTAAGGAGAATTAAATTGGAACTACCAATCAACGACAAAGAACTTGCTACCATCATCAGCGCAATGCGTCTTGGTGGTGATGGCGCACTTTATCAAAAATTGAAAAACATTCAGGAAGTCAGGAATGAAAATCCTGGCGGTGCTTACAAAAAAATCTTACGTGAACAATACGGGATGGTTGCCTAATGGATTTATTGAAAGAAATTGTCAAGGAGATTGGAGATGACTTCACAAAACTCGCCTCTGACATTGAAGAAACTGAAACATACGTTGACACAGGTTCGTACATTTTTAACGGACTTGTTTCAGGGTCTATATTTGGTGGTGTATCTGGGAATAAGATTACTGCCATTGCTGGCGAGTCTAGCACTGGAAAAACTTTTTTCTCTCTTGCTGTCGTCAAAAACTTCCTTGATAATAATCCTGACGGTGTTTGTTTATATTTTGACACTGAAGCCGCTATTAACAAACCTCTACTCGCAAGTCGTGGGGTAGATATGGATCGTGTCGCTATCATGAATGTGGTGACAGTCGAGGAGTTCCGAAGCAAGGCCCTGAAAGCAGTGGATCTATGTCTTAAGAAACCAACAGAAGATCGCAAACCTATGATGTTTGTGCTAGACTCTCTTGGTATGCTATCCACAGAGAAAGAGATCTCAGACGCACTGAACGACAAGCAAGTTCGGGATATGACTAAATCCCAACTGATCAAAGGTGCATTCCGTATGTTGACTCTGAAACTTGGTCAGGCAAACATTCCCATGATCGTTACCAACCACACCTATGATGTCATCGGCGCTTATGTCCCTACAAAGGAAATGGGTGGAGGCAGCGGACTCAAGTATGCTGCTTCTACAATCATCCATCTCAGCAAGAAAAAAGAGAAAGATGGCACGGCAGTCGTCGGAAATCTTATCAAAGCTAAGACTGCTAAGTCTCGTTTAAGTAAGGAGAACAAAGATGTTACAGTGCGTCTGTATTACGATGAGCGTGGTCTTGATCGATATTATGGTCTTCTTGAACTTGGTGAGATTGGCGGACTTTGGAAGAACGTTGCTGGTCGATATGAAATAGATGGTAAGAAAGTCTATGCCAAAGCAATTCTGAAAGACCCAGACCAATACTTCACTCCTGAAGTCATGGAAAAACTAGATGCAATCGCAAAAGAGGAATTCAGTTACGGTTCGTAATGGAAAAAATTGAGACCACAGTCATTGGAAATCTTATCTACAATGAAGATTTTTCACGGAAGGTTCTGCCATTTGTTCGTGGAGAATACTTTGACAACTATCATGAAAGAGTAATCTTTGAAGAGATTTCCAACTTTATCACCAACTACAATAGTATTCCTACCAAGCAGGCACTTGCTATTGATATAGAAAAGCGCACAGATCTGAGTGATGACTTGTATAAACAAGTCTGCGACTGCTTAGATAATTTGGTAGATACTCCTAATGATCAACAATGGTTGCTTGATACTGCAGAGAAGTGGTGTCGAGATCGTGCTATCTATCTTGCACTGGTAGAATCAATCTCCATTGCGGATGGTGGAGAAGAGCAGAAGAAAGGTCCAGATGCTATTCCATCTATCCTATCTGATGCTCTTGCAGTGTCATTTGATAATCATATTGGACACGATTATTTAAGTGACTATGAGGAAAGGTACAATTTCTACCACCAGACTGAGGAAAAAATTCCATTCGACTTGGACTTCTTCAACAAGATCACAAAAGGTGGACTTTGTAATAAGTCTCTTAATATTGCTCTTGCAGGCACTGGTGTGGGTAAGTCTCTCTTTATGTGTCATGTTGCCTCTTCTTGCTTGCTACAAAATAAAAATGTTTTGTATATCACAATGGAGATGGCAGAAGAAAAGATTGCGGAACGTATTGACGCAAATCTTCTGAACGTCAACATTCAAGAGATTGCAAATCTGCCACGTCAGATGTTTGAGTCCAAGGTTGCTAACATTTCTCAAAAAACACAAGGGTCTCTTATAATTAAAGAATATCCTACTGCTTCTGCACACAGTGGACATTTTAAAGCACTTCTTAATGAACTTGCACTTAAGAAGTCATTTAGACCTGATATTATTTTCGTTGATTACCTTAATATATGTGCTTCCTCGCGGTATCGCGGAGGTGGCGCTGTCAATTCATATACTATTGTCAAAAGCATTGCTGAAGAACTTAGAGGACTGGCTGTC